CCTGGCCTTACTCGGCTTGATATTGCCGGCTGCATCTTGCTCCAGGACCACGTTCGCAATGTTCCAACTCAACACCGGGTGTCCGCCGTGATCTAGTCGCTTCGACAAGACAAGTTCCTCTAGCGTCTTTGTGGGCACACTCATAGAGACGTAGCCCATACCTGTGGATACCATTGTGGCGCCTTCTTCCTCAAGCTCAACTGCTAACTGGAAGGCGTTCCAGCGGTCGAACGCTATTTCTTTAATGCGGTAGGTATCGGCTAACCGCTGAATGTCCCGCTTAATGAGTCTTTGGTCTAGGACCTCACCGGGCATTAACGTTAGGTAGCCCTCACGCGCCCAGGCGTGATAGTCCACCACGTCACGCCGTTCCGCTGTCGCCCTGGCCTCAGGTAGCCAGAAGAATGGTAAGACGTCATAACTCGGCGGGTCCGCGTCATCTGGAAACACAAGCACGAAACTAGCCAGGTCCGTTGTGGCTGATAGATCCAGGCCACCGTAACACTCACGGCCTTTCAGCTTCTCAGGCACTATTAGCCCGCCACAAGCAGCCCACTTGTCAGCCGGTATCCACGCCACCTCAGAGGAGGTCCACTGATTCAAGTAAAGGCGCCGGAAAGAGTTCTCCAGTGAAGCGCTTTCCTTCGCCTTCGTAGCCAGGGCTTCCATATCCTCAAGGCTTCGGAATTCACCCAAAGCGGGGTTCGCCTTTGCCCAGACCTCAGGGTCAAGCCAGTCATCATCAGGGCCAGTCTCATATAAGCATGGAAGGAAGGTCGGGTCCCGCTCAGGGTCCTCCTGAACTTTCTTCGCATAGTCGTAAAGCTCATAAAAGAGGCTTGTCCTGTCATAGCCGGCGGTCGATATACATAAAAGAAGAGGCTCTTCACGGCCTCCAAAAGACGTGATGATAGCCTCCCATAGTCCGCGGCCACGCTTACCTTCCCAGACGTGTAACTCATCACATATCACGCAAGTAGGGTTCAGGCCATGCTGTAATCCGGCGTCAGCGGACAGGGCACGAAGCACGCTTGACGTTCTATCGTCAATAATTGTCTTGCTATACTCAATCACCCTTAGGCGCTTAGATAGCGTCTTATTGCCTCGAACGAAGTCTCTTGCTTGATTGAATACTATGCTTGCCTGTTCCCTCGAACCGGCTGCTAAGTAAACCTCGGCGCCTTGTTTTCCATCTGCCACTAGGTGATAAAGCGCTAAGGCTGCTGCTACAAATGACTTTCCGTTCTTTCTTGGAAGGTATAGCAGCGCTTGCCTGTATTGCCGGGTTCCGTCAGGGTTCAATGTGCCGTAAAGGTCCTTGATAAAGTCCACCTGGAACGGCATAGGCTCAAAGGGCAAGCCTGCCCAGGGTGCTTTACTATGCTTCAAGTGTCCTATGAACCTGAGGACCTTATTAGCCCGATCCATTCAGCTCACGGCCCTTCAGGAGGGGTCCATGTCTCTCCAGATACTTCTTCGCATATTAGAACCAGTTCATAGCCCCGCTCCTCAGTGTCCAGGACGCTTTCCACTCGCAGAAGGCGGTTGTCCTTCGATAGCATGACGATCCGGTCCCCCGGCTTAGGTCTGCACGCTTCGCCTAAACCTCTCATGGTGACTCTATGGGTCGTCACAGTGCCCACAGTCAAAGCGGACCAATAATCGGAATCCTTGAGTGGCTCCACCGCAGCCCAGGTCGTGGCCAACTGGCGCCATTCCTTGATGAAGTCGCCCCCTTCGTCCTTTTCTTGATAAAATCGCTCAATGAGCACTCTATGTCTTAGCTTGCCGGACCTCATACGCTCACCGCCCTATGAGGCCAGTAAAGCAGTCTGACGGCAGGCAGGTTCTTCTCGATGAATTCACCCTCCCGGGACTCGTAAAGCATGGCCGTATGCAGCAATAGTCCTGCCTGAACCGTTGCCGGCACAGTCTCAAGCTCATCTAGCTTTCGGCCCAGGAAGGACTCACAAAAGTCTTTCGCTGCTTCCATATAGCCCGTAATGAGGGCATCTTCCAGGTTATGCTCAATTCTTAGATGTTCTTTAACGCGCTCTAGCGTAATCACTGCCTCACCTCCTAATCGTCTAGCAATGTCTCAAGTTCGCAGTCCTCCTCCGGCTCACCGGGTAAGTGCATCCGCATCCTGGCTGTAGGTGACAAGCCGAATAGGTTCATAAATTGCCTCAGTTCTTTCAGGCTGTCCTTCATGATGTAATACTCAGGCCGTTGCTTGGGTTCGCCACTCGGCTTCATGTATGTGTCACCCTCACGGGCCAGGACCTTCTGACTTCTCATGTATCGCGCCCAACATTCGCAATACATGGCCAGGGTCTGCTGATCTAGTTCAGTCAGGAGTCCTAGCTTGTGAAGTGGACCGGCAACGCGCTTCCACTCGGCCTTCGCCTCCTCACTCAGCCAGTCAGGGCATTCAGGCAGGTTAGGCTTGGGTCTCGGAATATTCTTCGGCTGCTCATAGGCGCCGTCAACAACTCTTAACTTTGGCAGGGGTCCTCTAGCCCCCATAATTAACACCCCCTCGGGACGCAATTTCAAAACCTTGAAACGCGTGATGTTGCCTCACTGCGCCGGTCTACGGGCAAACTTCCATACTTTTCTAACACCCTACCCTGTGAACCTCAGTGTGACACTGGTAGCAGAGGGGCTGACAGTTATCAGGGACAAGCCTTAGGTCAGGCCGTTCACTCACCGGGATAACGTGATGAACAACCTCAGCCTTCACTATCTCCCCGTCAAGCTCTAAGCACCTGTGGCAATACTGATTCCCGGCCCGGCTCAGAAACCACTCTCTGAACCGTTGCCACTTGGCGTCATAGCCCCGCTCACTTGAAGTTCCCCGGCGCTTGTCAAGCAGGCGGTCACTGTCCCGCCTGGCCTCAGTTCTATGCTCTTCGCAGTGCGTGTCGGGACCTCTGACTATCTCGGGACAGCCAGGGTGTCTGCACGCCCGGCCTGGTAACCTTGCCACATCTTTTCACCACCGCTCAGGTATTGCTTCGCGTATAGGTCTTGTTGCATGTAGCCTCTTGAGTTCGTTAATCGCCTGACATATCTCGCTGAGCGCCCGGACTTCGGCCTCATCAGGCTCATACTTCAGAAGCTCGGCAACGTTCCAAATCATGCTGTTCAATATCTGAATCTTGTCCACGCTGCTTCCTCCTCTCAACTCGTCAGATCTTTCCACCACCGCAAACGCCATAGAACGCCAAGTAAAGCACCTGCTACGCCTACCACCACCATCACAGACACCGCCTCCTTACCTGATCAGCGATCTCTAACTCGGCTTCACGTATCCGCTTAGGGGTCCGCTCAAGTCTCTGCCTGGCCCGGGTCATGGCTTTCCCACGCTTCAAAGCGCTCTGCCATATGTCCGGCCTTGCAGCCAGTAGCCGGCTGACCTCAGCAGCGGTCATCAATAACAACTGTCCGGGTAGTCGAATCTCTATCACAAGACCACCTCCCAATAAAAAAACGCCCTCGAAGGCGTTCTCTTCTTAGGTTACGTAAGTTACGGAAGTTACGTTAGTTTCTATATAGCACATATAGAAACCATATCTCTATATGCTTATATGGGTTCCAGGGTCACTTCCGTCACTTCCGTCACTATTGTCACCTAGTTATTTCCTTTTTCTTGCGGAAACACACCGATTCCCGCCTAATATGCTGACATTTCTGAATAGTCTTGGACAATTCCTATTCCATCGTAGATCCATGTCCCGCCGGCGCCTCGTCTGCTTTCATATCCCCGCTCATTCAACCGGCCACCGAAAAGCCTTTGACTCAACCACCGCTCACCGTTAGCGCTACACCAATTCTTATATGCAGTGTATAGGTCTGTCGCGCCTGCCTGTGCATTAGGCTCCAGTATGCAGCAGTCCTCAAGAAACTGTGCTACAACGTCCATTTCTGCCCGGTATTCATCAGTGGCCGACACAACTTCAGCCGGCGGTCTTAGGCCGTCTTTCTGCCATTCAAGGCAACCCTTCACGGCCCAGGCAAGAATCCCCGGAAGTTCGGCCCGTAGCTTGTCCAGCATCATAGGGTCAGCAACCGGCTCTTTCCCGGTCTCAGGCTTGTGGAATGTCACATCAAAGGGGATAAGGTGAATGCGCTCCCATATAGCCCGGTCCGTTCCTCTGACGATCGGCCTGTGATTCGTTGCTAGGAACAACTTGTGAGTCGGCTTGAAGTCAAAGAAGTCTTGCCTCATAAACCGGCCCGTCAGTGTATCTCCTCCCGTCAACTGCTTGACCAGCGCTTCGTTGAAACTCCTGTTCTCTGTGGTCTCAGTGGCAATCGCCAGTCTTGCGCCCCATAACTTCGCAACACCCGTAGGGTGCGCCTCCCCGCGCCTGCTCATCAATAGGTTTGGCTCGGCCACTACAGCGAAGGGTCCTAGAAGTTCACGAAGGATTTCCAGGAATAGGCTCTTGCCGTTATCACCCCGCCCATACAGAATAAACAACGCTTTCGCGCTCACATCACCCGTCAACGTATACCCGCACACTCGCCGTAAGTAATTCACAAGGTCCAGTCTGCCGTTCATTATTTCCATCAAAGCCCGCTTGAAGGTCGGCGCTGACGCTGCTTCGTCATATCGAATGGGAACGCACTTTGTGATGAAGTCCTCCCGCCGATGTTCTCGCAACTTTCCGGTTCTAAGGTCCAGGGTCCCATTCTCCGCTGTCAGCAGCCACGGGTCCCGGTTCATCTGTTCCCTCAGGACAGGAATTCCCGGCTCAGAAGAAGCCAGCGCAATCATAGATTGCAGCCTGGAAAGACTCTCGGACCTAAAAGCATGTTTAGCAACGGCCTTCCGCTTGTCTTCATCGTCAGTCTGGCCTGCCTCAATATAAATGCTTCCAACAGTATCCTTTGCCAGTCGAAAGACGGCTGCCGTATCATCAGGCTTCCATACACGTTCATTCCAGACATACCAGCGTGACTCAGGGTGACAGTATCGAATGTTCTCTCCATGTTGCACTACAAGTCTCCTCGCATTGCCTAAGTCGGTCAGGTTAATGTCCGGCGCTTCTGCGTCCAGCGTCAACTCCTCCTCAGGCTTCATCACGTTTCCCCCGTATCTCTCGACAACCTTTAAGAGATCCTCTTTGTCGGCGCCTGCCACTGTTTCCCGAATGAAGCTGAGGGTCAAGCCAACCACCGCCCCGCAGCCTGCAAGCCTGCAAACTTCTCTTCCGGATCACCAAGTAGAAGCTGGTCTAACACGTGTTCCATGTGCGGAAGCTCCCAGATCCACCTGGCCTCGTCTAGTGTGACGTCAAGACCATACGTGGCGAAGATCCACCCGATAGCACGAAAGAGGACCGCAAGCCTTCTATGGGCATTAGCACAGGCCCGATCAAAGCGGGCTGCAAGCTCACGAAGCTCCTTCTCCTTGCGTGACGGCCTGGGCCTCTTTTCCCCGCGAATATGTCGGCTATTGTCGGGGAATAGGTCAGCCATAGTCAGGCCTAATGCAGCAACGATCTCTTCCGCAGTGCAACAGGACCAGCATGTAAGCAAAATTTTCCCGTCTCCGGCCTCACGAATTGACAGGGAAGGAGAACGGTCATCATGGCCCGGGCAGAGGGCTGTCCACCTATCTGGCCCCACTTGTTTGACACCCTTTAACAAGGCTAAAAAATCTTGTATATTCATCGCGCTCTTCCTCCTTCAAGAAAAACCCCCGGCGCTTTGCCAGGGGACCTACTCTCCCGCTGCTACCTGTCTATCTAACCACCTATGAAATGCTTGCTTAGGCACCACGACTCTCCGCCCAATTTTCAGGCTTGGAAAGCCCTCTGTCTTCGCAAGCTGGTAGGCGGTCACCCGATTGATGTTCAGCAAGACAGCAATTTCAGGAACATCGTAGACAGCAGGCTCCAGTGTTTCCTGATTAAACATCTCTCCCACCTCCGTTCGTTTGAAAAGACTCCAATAGTAATTCTCGATATAGCAATGCGTCAGGGCCTGGCTCACCCTTGTAGTAAGCAGCCCGGGCCTCGGCAATACGGTCATGCCCAAACCCATAAACACAACCTAAAACCCTGCAAACAACGCCCTCGTTGACAGTCTCCGGGGGATAACTAGTCCACCGGCCTCCACCTTGGCCATGGCTTCCACGTCTAGCCTGGGGAATTAAACCCTTCCGCTCCCAGTAGAGAAGCGTTCGCCTCGAAATGCTAACCCCACGCATTTTGAGCTGCTCAATGACTTTATCAGGTGATCGGGTTCCGCTTATACTGGCAGCATAGCACCGGGGTTTCGTCTTGCGCTTTGCAAGTTCCGCGTTATAACGCACGTTCTCTTCAAAAAGCCTTCTAGCTGCTTCCATCGCATTCACCCCCAAAAAGGACACAGGTCTCCCGTCTTACACTCGCAAGTATTCGCAACTTGTAACGTTATCTAACTTGACTATACGCCGTTGACATGCTAGAATCCTAGTGACAACAAGGGGTTTATCGTTACATATCGTTACATATTTTCTGAAAGAGGGGAAAGTATGAGTCCGGTCAAGTGGAAGGATAGCAAGAAAGAGATAGGCGAAGAAGAAGAAAAGGTCTTTGTTGTCCCACCGCTCACGTTCCACTGGAACGGCTACAAGGCAGAAGTAGACGAAAGGGCAGGGGAAGTCGTTGCAGTCACCCCACCGCTCAGGCGCGAAATACTACCGGGGCTTATGCAACAAGGGGAAGAGAAACCCATCCGGGGCCTGTCAGAACGCTTCTCTAGGATAGAGACGCCGAAGGATGTTAGCAAATTTGCAGCCGAATACGGGCTGCTAGGGGTC